CGAATAGCTTTGATTGATTCGTCAATCGTGCGACCAGTGAGAGTGTTTTGGTAAATCTCTCCTGACAGTTCATTCAGGAAAGTAACAGCAATGTCTTCAAAGCCTTGAAACGACACACGCTGCAACGAGCCAATGACTTCAGGCGATAGACCAACAAAGTCGGTATAACGTGAAATCATTTTGGTTGCCGATTCAGCGGCTTGTTTGTAATCACTGACGTTTCTGTTAGCCGTGTTGAGGTATTCCTCAGTCATTACCTTGAGAATGTCACGCCTTGCAGCAATAGCCCATTCAAGATCGAACAGTTGTCCGTCTCTATGTGGTGCGCTACTCAGCAACTCTGCAATTCTGTCCTCAAGCACTGACAGCGCATCAATCATGCGCTTTTCATGCAAATCGCCCAGTTTTTCTAATGTCTGGGCGTGAGTGGTATCAATTGCCATTAAAACTGACCGATAACAACTGTACTTGCGTCAATCTCTGTGTAAGCGGCTTGCAGTTCTTCATCATCAAGCACCAAGTCAGCGATTTGTTTATCAACCTCTGATTGAAGCGTCTTAGAACGAACGCCAGCGGCTTTAACAGCCTGTAAGAATTCCAACTCTTTTGGATAGTCACGAATGTCAAAGCTGTCAGGGTAAGAAACCACAACATCTGGCGTGACTTCTTGCCACTTGCAGAACAAAGCCCACAACTGTTCTTCTGCCAACTCCAACAAGTCAGCCTTCTCAGCCAAACGAGCGTTGAGCAACTGAAACTCTGTCTGCAATGCAATGCCAGAAGCGACAACTGCTTCAGTGCCACGAATTGCTCCCATGTGAGCCATGCGATTGATTGCGTTTACCTTATCGGTGATAGATGCACGAATTGCGTCTAAGTTGCTTCCGCTTGGCTGGATTTGGTAAGGTTTCAAGTTCGGGTCAAGGTCGTCAGGCATATTGACCACAGAACCAGCGCCAGCACTTGCGTCTGTGCCAGTTGTCTTCACCAATGTTGGATGGTTGCTGATTCGAATGAGTTGCTCAATCTCTGAGTTCTCTTGGTAAATCGCCTTTTGCATTGTTGCAATGTCAGTCAAGTCACTGATACCAATGCCACGAACGACTGAACGCTGAGACGGAACGAACACGGCTGGAATCTTGCCTAACGGGTTTTCCATTTGCTCAAGCAATGTGCCTTCTTTGCCGTCTTTGACCTGATACAACATAATCATGTCAGGTGTCCAAACGCGATATGTTGATTCAATCTCGCTGTTGCTTTCCTTGATTACGGATTCGCGCAACTTGAGATAAACCAATTCATAGCGACCAGAAGGCATACGCTCCCACTTCCAATCCAGCACGTTTTCAGGTGTAAACAGATTGACGTAAGGGCGAATCTCTTGTGCTAATTCCTCTGCGCGTGTGCCAGCGTTTGACTTTGGCTTGTCCAGAATGACCCAAACATGACCATAGACAGAAGCCCAAATCTGAGCTTCTTTCATAAAGGCGTTGAATGAACGGCCTTCCATGTCTGCGTCTTGCAAGAAGTATTGCAACAAAGGATTGCCATCAAGCGAATTGAAGTTACGCACAGGCGGCATACGCCACAAGTAGCTTGAATAGATATGGACAATGTTTCGGCAATGGTTGTCGATTGGTGTCAGTTCCAAGCGCCGCGCATATTCTTTTTTGTCTTCATTAATGTAGTGGGTCAAGTACTCGCCATTTTTGTACTCATCGCCACCCATGTAAGAGCGCAAGAAGAATTCCCAACGATCAACATTCTCGTTGTAGGTTGGGTGCGTGTATGTAATTTCATTTGCCATTTAAGACCACCTTACAGGCTGTTCTGAGAATTCCATGCGTCTCTTGATCGGCATCTTACGCACAACAAAGTAGCCAACCGCATCATTCATGTGGTCAAAACCACTTGATTTGTCAGGCTCACCGTTCTTGTCGTAGGACTGCTGTTCAAGACCTAACGCAATGTTAGGGCATTTTTCTACGTTGACATAGTATAAACGCACACCGTCATTATCACAAAGCGCCATATTCACAGCCGCAATTCTGTCTTTTACTCTGCCGTTTGCCCTTGGAGCGTTGATCGTGAAACCAGCGTTTCTCAGCAGAATCAGGTCACTCGATGCCGCATTTGTCGTGTTTGTCGATGCGCCACTAGCGTCAGGGTAGACGATCACAGGGTTGTCTGGATAACGGCTTTTGATAGTTTTAATCACGGCTGGCGTGTCTTGCGCTCCGCTGATCTCATCCACGGCAAACGCCTTGCTGTCTCGCATGACATGGATTGCGGCTGACATTTTGCCAACGTTAAAGTCCATTCCAATGTGTAATGTTTCGTGATTGTTTGCCGTGACCTTGGTATCGTTCAACTGGCGGTCATAGTTCACATAAACCGAGCCAGACGTAAGGTTGACGAATTCGCCTTCAATGTAGGCGTTTAGCAGGTTGCTTGGGTAGGTTTCACGCAAGGAATCAACGTATCCGTCTGGCAAATGCGGATTTGAGTATGTCGGAGCCTTGATTAGTTGATAGCTTTCAGTCGGGTTTTTGTGCCATTTCTCGTAAACAAAGCGGAAACCTTCTGGTGTTGTACCGACTGCCACGCTGTTTGGTGTTCCGTCTGGCTTCTTTTGGCGGTTACGGGCAATTATCTTGTTCCAAACCTCACTAGCTTTAGCCATTGGCAAGGTGTCCAGCTCGTCAACCATTGAATCCCCAACTTCATAGCCAACGATTGCGTCTGGATTCTCCATTGTCCGAAAGATGATCTGTTTGCCGCCAACCCTCAAGATATGTTCCGACCTGTTTAGCTCATACGGAATCCCAAGGTCGTCTTGTGCGATGAAACTGGAAATCAAGATTGATTCTTCTCAGGTCGAAAAAGACCTGAAAAAGACACAACTTGAGATAAACAGAATCATTGGCAAGGCGCTATTGAAGACGGCGCAATACGGAACGCAGATCATCCTTGATCGCACCGAAAAAGGCATTGGCTACGAAGGCAAATTTGCTCCATATTCTCCAGCTTACCGAAAGGCTAAAGCGCAAGGATGGGGCAGAGCTGGAAATAGCCGCAGGGCTTTTGGTGGCGACAAATCAGGCATCGTGAACCTTAATGTGCATGGCGAGATGCTTTCTAGCATCCAACAGCGCAGTCTAGGTTCAAACATGGTTGAAATCTTTTTCGGCAGAGCAACAGAGGCAAAAAAGGCGGCGTTCAACAATCAAAAGCGCAAGTTCTTTGGCTTTAATGCTGGAGAACAAGACAAGTTGAGCAAGTTCTTTTACAAGGAATTGAAATGAGCAAACGTGAATCAATCGCCGCAAGCGTTGTAACGGCTCTTGATGCTGTTTCGGCAATCAAGTTCGTTACCCGTGAGCCTTTTGACTTTACCAAGCTGTCAAACGCTCAATTCCCTGCTGTCATTGTGCAGACAGGCCAAGAAACCCGTGATGACGTAACGATTGGCGGAAGCAACATTACCCGCGAGGGTTCTATTGACTACCAAATCATTGGTTACGTTAAAGACACGGCGATTGATACGGCTCGAAACACATTGGTCGAATACATCGAGGAAGTGTTAGACACAGACCGCACTCGAGGCGGTTATGCGCTTGACACTCAAGTTGTATCTGTTGAAACTGACGAAGGTTCAATTTCTCCCATTGGTGGTGTCATTGTTACGGTCAGAGTTCTATATAATTTCACCCGAGGCGCTGTTTAAGGCGCTAATTCCACAAAGGAAAAATCATGGCTACTCATAAAGGCTCAGAAGGAACTGTGAAAATCGGTTCTAACGCCATCGCTGAAATCCGCACTTGGTCAATCAACCAAACTGCTGACACCATCGAAGACACAACAATGGGCGACTCTGCTCGCACATACCAATCCTCGTTAAACACTTGGGATGGTTCAGTTGATGTGTTCTGGGATGAAACCGACACGACAGGCCAAGGCGCTTGCACAATCGGCACATCTATCACTTTGAACGTTTACCCTGAAGGCGCTACAACTGGCGACACATACTTCAGCGGCACAGCTTTGGTTACTGGCATCACACGCACAGCATCTTTTGACGGAATGATTGAATCTTCACTCACCTTCAAAGGCACTGGCGCTTTGTCAATTAGCACAGCATCCTAATGAGTTTAGGTAAACGTTTAGCCGCCAAGCGGCAACAAAAGCGCAATCGCATTGAGGTTGCAGAGTGGGGTGACGATGGCGCTCCACTCGTTTTGTTCGCAAGTTTCTTGAACTGTGGCGATGTAGATCGTTTGCAGCGCAAGCATCCAAACTTTATCAACAGCCCGTCAATCGCTTCAATGGTTGACTTGTTGATTATGAAAGCAGAAGATGAAAACGGCGAAAAGCTGTTTACTCTTGAAGACAAGCCATTCTTGATGCGTGAGCCTGTTTCGTTGATTAGCGCGATTGCTGGTCAAATGTTTTCAACCATTGAATCGGTTGAAGACTTGGGAAACGACTAAAAGCTGACACTATGAGGTTCAACCTCATAGCGTTGGCTGATAGACTCCACAAGACGATTGAGGAGATTGAGGAAATCTCAGTCACTGAGTTGCATGAGTGGATTGCGTTTTTCCAGTTAAAAGATAAGGAAAAATGATGGCTGCTCAAGACGTAAATATCAAGCTAAAAGCGGTAGACGAAACAAAAGCCGCTTTTGCAAGCGTTGACAGATCGCTTGGTGGCCTCAAGAGCGCAGTCTTTAGCGTTCAAGCAGCCATTGCTGGCATTGTTACTGGCGCGACAGTTAGCGTTCTCGTTAACGCAAACAAATCATTTCAAAACCTTGAAGCTAGTCTAATCACATTTACTGGTTCGACTGAAAAAGCGGCTCAAGCGTTTGAGGCTCTTAGCCAGTTTGCGGCTACAACTCCATTCGGACTAGAGGAAGTTGTCGGCGGCTTTAATAAGTTGATTGCGCGTGGCATTGCTCCAACGATTGCGCAACTCACATCTTTTGGCAACATTGCTTCTGGCACTGGTAAATCACTAGATCAATTCATCGAAGCCATTGCAGACGCATCGGTTGGTGAATTTGAACGCCTGAAAGAGTTTGGTATCAAGGCCAATCAAGAAGGCAACACCGTCAAAATGACATTTGGCGGAGTTACAACTTCAATCGGCAAAGATTCAACGTCAATCATTAACTATTTGACACAGTTGGGTGACACAAAGTTTGCTGGCGGCATGGAACGTCAGGCAAACACTATCGGCGGCGCTTTTTCAAGCCTTGCTGATTCGATTAGCCTGTTAGCAATTGAAGTCGGCAAGTCTGGCTTTAATGATTGGCTTGTTGAATCAACAAAGAACCTGACAAGTTTCATTTCTCGCATTTCTGACGCAAAAAAGGCAAGTCTTGATTTCATTCAAGGCTTAGAAGTTGCGTCAAAGGTTGCTGCGCTTGGTGAGGAAGGTGCGATCAAGTCTTACACGGAAGAACTTGATTTCCTAAAGTCAAAACTTGATGGTGCTTTCTTCAAGGAAGGCTTAACAAAAGAAATTGAATCTGTGACAAAGAAACTTGCTTTGCTAAAAGGCGAGTTGAAACAAAACGCAGATTTGCCAGAGATCAAGATCACAACAACAAAGTTGCAAGAAGAATTGCGCTCTGTTTCTCAAGCCTACGAAGCAGTTGGGCAAGCAATCGCTGGCTCAGACTTGATTCAAGCCCAAAACTTGGCTCAAGCGGTTGAAAAACTAGATGAGTTGTTTTTGAATGGTTCAATCAGTGCTGATTTGTACCAATCGTCTCTGAAAAAGATGTTGAACATCACCACGCAAGAAGCACCAGACGCAAGCGAGGCTTTGTTTGCTTATGCTCGCGCTGCGAAAGATGTTGGCGCTTCATTGATAAACCTTCAGCTCGGTGCAATTCGTTCACTTGAAGATTCGTTTGTTGGTTTGATTAACGGCACGATGAGCGTCAAAGAAGCCTTCTCAAACATGGCGACAAGCATTGTGAACGACCTGATTCGCATCATGATTCAGCAGTCGATTACAGGCCCAATTGCGCAAGCTATGGGGTATGCTAACCCTTACGGCGCTGGTTCTCAATATCAAGCTGGTTCTGCTAACTTTGTTGGCCCAATGCCAAGTCAAGCCTTTACAGGCAAGGCTATTGGCGGCTCAATTCAGTCTGGTCAAACCTACATGGTTGGTGAGCGTGGCCCAGAATTGTTCGTTCCAAACCAAAACGGCTCGATTGTTTCAAACGATCAACTTGGCGGTGGCGGCGTAACTGTGAATCAAACAATTAACGTCACAACAGGCGTTCAGCAGACCGTTCGTGCTGAGATAATGAGCTTAATGCCACAAATCTCAAACGCCGCAAAAGCGGCTGTCGCAGATGCTAAATTGCGTGGCGGTTCTTACGGAAAGATGATGGCATAACATGGCTATTTCATACCCTTTGGCGCTACCAACAACAACAGGCATTGCAAAGGTTCGAATCTCTGCAAACAACGTGGTTGGCATCTCGCAGTCGCCATTCACGGCTAAACAACAGGTCTATAAGTACACAGGGCAGTTTTGGGAAGCTGAAATCAGTTTGCCGCCTATGAAACGCTCTGAGGCTGAGTATTGGATTTCATTCCTGCTCAAACTCAATGGTTCTTATGGCACTTTCTTGCTTGGCGACCCTAACGGAGCGACAGCGCGAGGCGTTGCAACAGGAACACCATTGGTAAACGGCGCAAGTCAAACAGGCAATGAATTGGTGACAGACGGTTGGACAACCAGCACGACAGGCATTTTGAAGGCTGGCGACTATATCCAATTAGGTGGTGGCGCAAGCGCAAAACTACACAAAGTCTTGGATGATGTGAATTCTGATAGTTCAGGAAACGCCACAATCACGATTTGGCCTGATTTACGCTCTGCACCATCTGACAATGCGGCAATCGTTGTAAGCGGCGCTAAAGGCGTTTTTCGCCTGTCTACAAACCAATCTGATTGGGATGTGAACGAGGCAAGCATCTACGGCATGACGTTTCCTGCAAGAGAGGCTCTGTAATGTCACGCACACTGCCAGAAGCACTAGCCACAGAGCTAAACGCAACAGAATTAAAGCCTTTTTACGCCATTGAATTGCTTTTCGATTCTGGCGATTTGCGCTTTTGGACAGGCTACGATGAAATCGAGGCTAATGGCGAGACTTGGACAGGTTCAGGTCTTGTAATGAGCATTTCAGGCACTTCTGAGCCTTCTGATTTGTCTGCAAACGGCATGACGATCACTTTTTCTGGTCTTGATTCTTCAATCATTGCTGTTTTGCTTGGCGAGAACTATCGCGGCAGATCAGCAAAGGTCTATCTTGGCGCATTGGATTCTGTGAATCAGCCTGTTTCTGATATGTATCAGATTTTTGCTGGTCGCATGGACACGATGGCTTTGCAAGAAAACGGTCAGATTGCAACGATTGCAATCACTGCTGAAAACGTTTTGATTGATT